CCAATATTGATTCAGGGTAAAGGTCCTCGTTTATTGATGCTCTCAATAACCAGGGACTTTCCCTATACTTTTTTGCGAATATGCTGACTACCCTCTGGACTTCGTCCAGAGGATATTCAACAACATCGTGACTCATTGTACGTGCTACTTCGAAGAGATCAACATTCTCCTCGAGGATACCACATAATCGTTTATGGAAGAGATAGTGACCTGAAAGCTTGCTCTCACGTACCAATCTCCCCCCCATTACTAATTTGTCAAGGACTCCGTCTGGGAATTTATCCCATTCAGATCCCTTTACAATTCGATATTTTTTGATGGGGTCATCTTCTGGTATACTCAATACCTCGAGGATTCCCTCACCAGCAAAATGTTTTGAATCTCTCATTACACCTCTCAAATTTGCGAGGTGTAGTGGAAATTCACCAATTAATTCTTTCATGACAGTGATAGTGACCCACTTGGGCCACTTTCTCTGAGATTGAATTTGATATACCCAGGTCTCCACGTTCCATAAGGAAGGTGGTTTCCCGGTTCCAAATATTTGTCTCGGCAACGAGACCGGTTCATACCGATCTCTTAAACCGAGACAAACATCTTGACAGGCTGAAGAAATCGAGTACAAGAAGTTAATTCCTGTACCTGAATCTTTCATCACATAGTCCATATCCTTTCCAAGAAGGGTGTATTTCCCTTTTGGATCAGATGAGAACTCTTGTCGATCTTTCTTAGTATCTATGATCAACCTACCTTTGGGGTGATCAAGATATGGAGAAATTCTTGAATCAGATATTCTCACACCGTTTCGAACGGTGTGAAAACGATCTATCGGTATTCTGAATACCTCCTCACAGTACGTCATCCAGTCGTCTGTGATGAAGGTATCATCAATTGATTGTTTATAACCTAGAAGCTCAGCAGCTTCTAGGAAATATTCAAAATACTTTAACCGGAAGGGGCCGGCGGCAATTTGATTACCGTCGTCCCCATTTCCAGTTCCCAGAGTGATTATCCTGCGTCCTATTCTCTTCTTGGCGTACAGAGAACAGATGGGATGCACTAATGACAAATTTGTTTTGGTCAACGGGTCTCCCATAGGGATACCGTTTACCATTTTTCCAATATACTTACCGTTTCGGTAGAGGTTTTTATCCCCTACCCAAGCGGATAGTATTATATCGATTTTTGGTTTATCAAGACCCATCTTTTCTAAGACTGGTCTCATGACAAACCTTCCACTTTCATGTGTAGGGATATCTGTTGCCTTCTCCAAGTCAAAGGAGAGGGCAGAGACATCCTCCTCAAAGAGAATCTCTCCCCTGATTGGGTCGAGATTGTCAATTGATAATGCAAACTCCCATCCTAACCTTGCTGCTTTGAAGCCTTGCTCCAAAACCGGGTTATTTTTCGCCATCTCTATAGTGAGATGGGAGAATGGTTGTAATAATATGTCTTTGTAGAATGATCCACTAGTGACCACTCTACATTTTCCATTTTCTCTGATTCCAGCGACATTGACGTTGTATACGTCAATATCGTTCGATTCAAATTTTCTGAACGCACGCCACCAAAGTGGCGTCCCAATACCTCCGCCCTCTGAATCGGGGTCGGGGAATGTTGGGGGAGCGAGGACATTTTGGCGTATCAACTTGCGTAGATAGCCAAATTTGCCTTCAGATTTCCGCGAACTTTCTTTACAAGCGGATGTCGACATCGACGCACG